CTGGGTGAGCAAATACTCGGTGTTGGCGATCTCCCAGTGGTCCGGGATGTAACCGTAGGTGTAGGGGTCGGCCTTCTCGAGGAGCACAAGCTGGGTGCGCTTCAACCGTAACTCGGCAGCACGAGGGTGCGATGCGTCGACTCGAGGGATGACAGGGTGCAACGGCTGTTCGTTCCACCAGATGTCATTGCAAGCGGTGGTGCAGAAGCGCTTTTGACTGGGGCCTGTGCGGACCTTGATAATCTCGAATGGCTTGGAGCAAACCAGGCAGGTGGGTGGGGTCATTTGTTAATATTTTTCGTTTTAGAGAACCCGTCGACTTTTAGCGTCGCCGCGGAATGCCCGACCCCCTCCCCCGGGGTAACCTGGCGTTTGCACATGAGCAGCACATAAGGGCTGTGTAACGGGGTAGGACATTGGGTCTGCTGAGTGGGGCAAAAGTGCGTTTCGATCAATGTTTGCAGGGGTTTGCTGCGTGTTTGCGTTGCGAAGTGAATATAACTGCTATTGTAGGCACGAGTGCCCGAAACAGGCCTAAATGCGTGGTTTTCTATGGTGCTGCCGCGGTAGGGGTAGGACATTTTGGGCCACTACCTAAACCAGATCTGGTGTCTGCTCGTCGTTCACGGGCGTCACATCGCGCTCTTTCAGGTCTTTCATCAGCTCGCGATGGTTCACTGAGGCCGTCATAGCTAGGTGAATTGAGGTGGGTTGACCCTTAATAACAGCAAGTTTATCCGTTAGCACAGCGACCGCTACGGGCAAGCCACGATCATCTATCAAGTTAATAGAGGATTCGGCCAGTCGCTTGGTGCCCTTCCAGATCGCAACCTCCAGAAAACCCGTCACATCCTTCCGCCAGTCCTCCTCGTTTTCGGGGTAATCGACTGGGACCTTAACCCCTCGGATCAGCTTAAATGCAGTCGTAGGGCTAAGTCCGGTATCTTCCGCTATCTTCTCAAGCGACTTGTTCTCCAGGATACCAGCGACAACAGCATCCGCTTTCTCCTGGGTCAGCTTGTTGTTGAAGTGTTGATTGGGGTGATGGCTTTTGACGTACCCGAGCTCTTTGACTGCGTTGAAGACCTTCTCTTGCGTTGCTTGGGGGATCTCGGTGTTACCTGCCAGCACTCGTTGGGTGTAAAGGTAATTGACGCCTGCTGCCTTGGCGACGTCCTCTATGCTTGGTTTCTTGTCCTTCTTACCCGGCATAAGGCTTGAACCCGTAGGGGTATTCGCCCCAGTGGTTGAGATGTTTCTTGGGGTGCATGGCGTAGTGCTTCACATCGAACAGGCTCAACCTTACGGCTGCAGCATAGTCCTCCGAGAGGTATTCGTAGTCACCTGGCGTGCTATCCATGGCGAACGGCATCCACAGCGTTGGGAACTGGTCGACTTTCACATCCTTGCACCAGTCGATCTGATAGGGCTTCGGCACCTCTGACCCTCCGAGCCCATCAAGTGCGCTCATAAGGCAACGTCGAGGGATTGCGAGGCATCCTGATGCGAACATCCGGATCGGCACTAGCTCTGCAGCACACTCGGCATCCGAGGTTTGCATCCGGAGGGCTTTGACGTGCTCGGTGTCGATTCGGAGGGCTGGTCTCAGTGGAAGGGTGCGGCAGGGATAGGGGATGCACACCGTTACCTGTTTCTCGTGGGCGAGCTCTGCCATGCGGATGATGTCCGCGGGGTCGAACTCGATATCGTGGTCGATCTGAATCCAAACGTCCTTGCCTGAATCGAGAAACCACTTGGTTGCGCGGCAACGGCTGCGGCTGATCAGGGCATCCTCCCGGATTGTGCGGAGGTCTGTCTGTCTATCCGAGGTGGCGAAGGTGGCTGTGAGTCCTACCCAGGACATCAGGCAGGCTGCGCTGATACCGCCGTAAGCATAGAGGCTGACATGGATTGAGGGCCTTGTGCCTGCAGTGGTTGGCTCGTGCACTACGGCCTTTGCCTGTTGCGCGTAGATGAATGGATCCTTCATATCAATTGCTGCTGTTGGGTTGTTCATTCTGATTTAGAGTTGTGTTTGATTCGTTCTGACTCAAGGAAGGCTTCGTGACCCTTTGCCAATATGTATGTGATTGATCCGCGTGATACTCCCATTGCTTTTGCTAGATCATCGAGTGTCATCCCGAGCTCCCGGAGTCCATGGGCACGCAGGCAGAACTGGGGTGTGTACTTGTCCGGATGAACGTACTCGGTCGACTCGATGTTAGGGTCGGGCGAACCGTCTGCCAGGAACTTCTGGTTCAGCGGGTAGGACATCAGGCCCTGGCTAATGGCCCATTGCACCAGCTTGGGGCCGTCGTGCAGCAGCTTGGTCCTGTCCAGGTCGTACTTGGTTTTCATTCAGAAGGATGGCGATGGGTCGGTGAAGCGGCAGTATTGGCCTTCGTACCACAGAGGCACTAGGCCGCACTCACCGTCTCGTTGTTTGGCTATTGCAATCACGGCCTCACCTTGTGGTTGGTTGCGTTCCCTGTTGAGCAATAGGACAAGGTCGGCGTCCCTCTCGATCTGCCCAGAGTCGGCCAGGTCGGTGAGTCGAGGCACTCGGCCTTTGTCCTTTTCGTTCTCTCGATTGAGCTGGGCTAAGGCAACCACGGCTGTCTTCGTATCGGAGGCCACGCCTTTGAGTCTACCAGAGACTTCTGCGATCTCATACGTTTTCTTCTCTGCCGACTTACTGCCATGGATCTTTTGGAGGTAGTCGACCAGCACCAGCTTCACACCCCATTTGCGAACAGCACGGCGGATTACCGCGGTGATGGTTGCGATATTTGATACAGATGAACCAGACACAAAATGGATGGGGCTGCCTGCGATCTTGGCCGAGGCACTGGACATAGCCTTCATTCCTCCCTGGTCGAGCTGGCCGGTCTTGATGTCCTGCATCGGTATGCTGCCAATAGCCGAGACCATACGGCGCACAATGGACTCATCGGACATCTCCAGGCTGATGAACAGCGTTGGTATCCTGGCGTCTATGCCGGCTGCCTTGGCAATGGCAATAGCAATGGCTGTCTTACCGATGCTTGGCCTGGCCGCAATGATGGCCAGCTCACCGAACTGGAAGCCGTCGGTCATCTGGTCGAGCCTGTGGAAGCCCGAGGTGATCCCGGAGAGCTGGCCCTGCCTTGAGAATCGTTCCTGAGTCGAGTCAATGAACCGGCTGACAACCGACTTGGATGATTGGACTTCCTCCTTGGATGCCTCAACGGTGAGCCCTGCTTCGGCATTAGAGACGATTTGATCGACGGATAGGGTGGAGACAGCGGATTCACGTATGAGACGGTCTCCAGCGGTTCTGAGATGGCGTCTGTGGTAGGCCTCTAGGACGGCCTGAGCGAATGCCGGGTAGTTCGCTGGGCTCGGACACATCTCGTCGCACTTGTTTAGAGCCTCGAAAGGCACCGGAGTCTGGCCCATGGAGCGCTTCCACTCTTTGACCACGGTGGCCATGTTGACCGGATCGCTCTTGGCAACGAGGCCTTTGGCAATCTCGAACACATGGTACAGATCGCTGTCCTGGAAAGCATCGGTGGGGATCTTGGCGAACACCTCGTGACAGACATCGGAGCCACCGGACAGGCAGGCGCCGATGAGGCCGAACTCGTCGTCCTGGGCATGGTAGGGGTCGTTCATAGCCAGTCTGCAATGTTTTGGTTAGAACCTGCCTGCGATTGATTGGAGCCAGAAGCCAATGGGCTCCTAGCCTTGTCGATCTCACCGTTCCAGTTGTTCAACAGGGTCATCAGCTCACGTCGAAGGTATTTGTCGTCTGACTGGTAGCGTGCCTCTAGGGCAACCAAGTCTTCCTCCGGAGTGTTAAATTCGAAGATCTCTTTCAAGGCCTTGATCTCTTTGGTGCTCCACTGGGTTGTTGGTCGACGATTGATCAAAGCACCGACTCGTAGACGGAAGGCTTCGAGGTCAGGACTCAAGGCTTTTTGCGAAACTCCTTCCTTTCCATTCCCTTCCATTCCCTTCCCTTCCCCTTGACCCGCGTGGTCGTCGCGTGGGGCACGCGTGGGGCACGCGTCAATTTCCTCGGTGTTTATTGGCGTTTTCTCAATGTTTCCCTCTGGATCCGGCAGAATCGACTGCGATTCCCGGTTGTTGATCACCTGGTGCTTTAGGAAGCTCGGAATCCATCCAAAGCACGCGTCATCCACGCGATACTTGAGAACGAAAGCACGCGTGGCCAACGCGTCGAGCACGCGTGAAAAGTCGACGCCATCGTATGGCAGCACCTGCACCCCAATGCGTCGGGGCTCCCACTTGAAACGGCCTTCCCGGTCAGCAATGCACCACAGTCCAGCGAAGGCCACACGAAGCGGCAGCTTGGTTTCTGCCTCGGCCTCAAACAGTCCCTCGTGGTGGAAGAACTCCGGTTTAATTGTGCGGATTCTCATAGGTCGCTTTCCTTTTCAAAGTCCAGTGCGTCAATTTGGCATCTCAACAACAAGAACCAGCCATTCGTCATTATGCCGCGGTCAGCAGCCTCTTTAAGAAGAGACATAGCCTCAAGCGGCCGCATTCCTGCGTGATCGGCAGCCTTTTCGATTGAGAAAACACACCCCTCGTCACACCAAATTGAGTTTTGTTCCAACTCGATCTGCCTAGCGATCTCAAGACACGCAGAATGCTCCCACGAGTCAAAGTACGTCATTCTTGAATATGATTCATCATGCCCCTCGGTGTGGCATTGACGGCAGAGCGTGTGCATTGATGCGTCAGGATACTCCCAAGGCTGCCTTCCTGAGATGTAGTAAAAATGGTGAACAGTCAGTGTGTTGGTTTCGGACTCGCACTTAATGCACCGGAAACCGTCTCTCGACATGATTTCGAGGCGCTTCTTCTGCCACCGCGGATCTTGGAGTTTTTCGGAGTATGTCATGTATCAAACGGAAATCCCCACCAGACACAGGGTAGGAGATCGCAGGAAGGAGCTGCGAATGCCTGTGGTGGTGGGGATAAAAGTTGTCATGTCCTTCAGCTGGTATCGACGCTCACCTCCTACAGCTCACGTCGACGGCCTCTCTCTATCTGCCGGCCTTGTATTTGTCCATGCCTTAGTACGCCGGAATCAGAATATCCGCCACCGCCTGGGTTAGCTTCACATCCTGGATGCAGTAGTCGATGGCTGCCTGGCGGTCGGTATTCCACAGCAGACTAAAGTCGGCGCCGGTGCCTGTCTTGTCACCTAGGCCCAAGTGCCGGCTGATTGCACCAAGGCTTCCGTGCGCCCGGCTGTCTCCCAGCTGCCACACCTCGCGCAGGTCGATCACCAGATCGTTCCAGTAGCGTCCCTGGCGCAGCCAGTAGGGAGGAAGGATGCGGTGCTTCCAGGAGCGCTTGATGAGGAATGGTAGATCGAAGGCCTTAATGTTGAATCCGACGAGTTTAGGCTGCCGCTCGTAGTAGTTTAACAGCTCCCACCATTCCCGGAGCATGGCGGCCTCGTTGCCGTCGTTCTTCAGCACCGCGGTCACCTGGTGCTCGATGCGGTATCCGATGCACAGGATCTGCCCCGAGAGAGCGTCCAAG